TTAAACAAGCACCGTCCGCGTCCTGGAGGTTATTTCGTCCAGCATGACGATGGGTATCAGTCATTTAGCCCGGCTGATGCGTTTGAATCTGGATACACCCTAGCACTGGAGGAATGCGATGAAAAAGTAATGGAGGGCCCATGGATGGTTTAGGCTACCGAGGATATACCTGCAACGGGGAATGGATGCCCGATGAGATGAGTGGACAGCCCGCGCGGATCATCTCCAATCGGCGATGCCCCGTCCTGGCCAATGAGGAAGAAATGGACCGGCTCAATGTGAGCCAGAGCGACTAATATTTAGCAAAGTGCCGTCATATGATTAATAAGACCAAACAGAAACCCCGTGGAGGCTCCCGTAAAGGGTGCCCAAACAAGGCAACGGCCAACGCTCGTGAGGCATTGGCCGTTCTGATTGACGGCAACGCTGACAGGCTCCAGGGCTGGCTAGATGAGATCGCAGAAACACAAGGGGCAGAGAAGGCATTTCGCTGTTTCCTCGATATGCTGGAATACCACGTGCCTAAGTTGTCCCGGGCCGAACTCACAGGCGGCGGGGATAGGTCAGAACCAATCCGTGTCTCAATTAACTACGTATCCCCGGCCCCAAAGGAGAAGCTATGATCCAGGCCCCGCCTCCGCGTGTCTATATCCCAGTCCCAGCGATTGTCTATCAGTTTCCCACGCCTGCCCGGACTCTGGCTACCATGCCGGTTAGCCCGCGAGGTCGCGAATGGACGCTGGAGGGCGAGCGGTATTCCATTGACAGAAGCGGGGATGCCGTTGCTCTACTCAATGGCAAAGGGCACGTAATCCTGGTCATTCGGTTCAGTGGCAATATCAAATTCTATGCGTTCCAGAGGCCCGTAGACGATCCATTGCCCGCATCCGGTATCCAACGTGCCACAGTGGACGGGAAGCAATACACGGTCAAGCAACGCCCCAGTGGAGTGGCAATCTACAACGCGGCTGGGCATATCATCCTGGCAATTGTTCCCGTGGAACAGCCCGCAACCGATAAGGAGCATATCTGATGATGGCGTTGATGAATGTCTGCCTGGGCATTGTTGTTGTGACGGGGACGCTGGCCATGGTTGTTGGCGTAGCATCTATGATTTGGCATGTGATCCAGGGCATTTAGTGCAATATTGGGGATTAGCTCAGTTGGTAGAGCGCCGGCCTGTTAAGCCGGGTGTCGCGGGTTCGAGTCCCGCATCCCCAGCCAATCTAGGAATAGCTAATTGTAATTCACCCCAAAATGATCCCCAAGCCGGGGTTGAGACTTTAGGTGAGATGGGAATCTTATAAATGGATATCAAACTAGACCTGCCCTCCAAACTCTTCCCATTATGGGAACCACATCGATATAAAATCCTACACGGAGGCCGTGGTAGTTCGAAATCCTGGAGTGTGGCTCGATATCTGATCATCTGTGCTCTGTCATCCGGAGAGCGCATCCTGTGTTGCCGCGAGGTGCAGCGGTCCATTCGTGATTCCGTCCACCGGTTGATTGGGGACCAGATTCAACTCATGGGGCTGGGTAATAGATTCGAGGTGACACGGGATGAGATTCGATGCAGCGAATCGGGCAGCATGTTTATTTTCACTGGCCTGGCCACAAACACGGTTGAGAGCATCAAATCCTACGAAAAGGTGACGAAATGCTGGGTTGAGGAAGGCCAGACGGTCAGTGAGAAATCATGGAGTCTATTGGTCCCAACCATCCGGGCACCTGGCTCTGAAATCATCGTGACGATGAACCCAGTCCATGACGATGATCCAACCTACGTCCGGTTCATTAAACACCAGCACAGCTTAGACGACATTGTGGTGATCCAGATCAACGCGTCGGACAATCCATGGTTCCCGGAGGTGCTGCGATCAGAAATGGAACGGCTCAAGGCATCGGATTACGACGAATATGCCCATATCTGGCTAGGCGAGACAAAACATCGGTCCAATGATGTAGTTTTCGACCGGGCGAAACTGCACCTCCAAGAGTTTGTGCCAGCGCCTCACTGGTCTAGGTTGTTTGGCACGGATTGGGGATATAGTGGTGATCCTACCGTGATGATCAAATGTTGGCTGGATGCCCCGAATCATGCGCTGTATGTCGAGCATGAAACCGTCCAGTTCCATTGTGAGATTGACATGATTCCCGTCTGGTTTGACACCATCCCGGACGCGGGGGCAAACGTGGTTCGGGCCGATAGCAGCCGGCCCGAGCTTATCAACTACTGCCGACGCAACGGATACAAACGCATGATGGCATCCCGCAAATGGCCAGGATGCGACATGGACGGTGTAGATTATCTACGATCCCTCTATGACATATATGTCCACCCGCGATGCCCATATACCTATGCCGAGCTGCGCTCGCTCAGATACCGGGTCGATCCGCACACCGGCAACGTTTTGCCCGAGATTGATGCCAAACAGCGGCGCGAGGTAGTGACAGAGGAAGGGGAGCGGCTAAGCTGCAAAGACGATGCCGTTGACAGTATCCGTTACGCGATTGAGCCACTAATTCTAGGGTTCAAGCAAAAAATCGATCCGCCCGCAGAGATGGAACAACTAGACATGCTGGGCCATCCCATCCGGCGCGTCCCGGACTCAATCGCCCGGCAGAACCTGGCGGCCATGATCGCTGGGCCGAATTCATGGATGCATTGATTTCCCCTTGACACTCGGAAAGGATGCCGCACAATTGGATTGGCATCGTGCCTCATCCCGCGAAAGGGGAAATCATCATGGATACCACCGTCGAAACCATCAGCATCAACGGCATCGAATACGTCAAGAAGGGCACCGGTAGCAAGCGGATCATCGTCGCGGATCGCGGATGGATATTCGTGGGCGACATGGATACCACCGTCGAAACCATCAGCATCAACGGCATCGAATACGTCAAGAAGGGCACCGGTAGCAAGCGGATCATCGTCGCGGATTCGTGGGCGACTGCGAGGATCATGATGACGGGAGTGTGACCATCCGGAATACCCAGAATATCCGCAACTGGGGAACCACCCATGGACTCGGAGAACTGATCAACGGGCCTATCGCTGGCAAAACCAAAGCCGACCCCTACGGCGTAGTTCGATGCACTCCGATTGCGCAGATCAACGTCATTAACGGGTGGTAATATGGCCAAGAATCTATTAATCGTAAACTACGGCAACGGCGACGGCTACGGCGACGGCTACGGCAACGGCAACGGCACCGGCAACGGCTACAGCTACGGCAACGGCAACGGCGACGGCGACGGCTGCGGCTGCGGCAACGGCGACGGCTACGGCAACGGCAACGGCTACGGCTACGGCTACTGAAAACTAATGTAGAAATTGGAGGATAGAAATGCACAACCATAAGGTAGCAGAAGCAACCTACACCGAAATCCATAAACGCAGCGCCTCGGGCTGCTATCCGTGGTATAGGACCAGCCTCAAACCAGCGGAACAGTTCCTGAAATCCAGGGCAACCGAGGGCGAACTGCGGGCCTGCCTGTTTCTGTGTGACCGGAACATGGCGCGGATGTTTAAGCGGGTAATTATGTTATTTGGGGTTTGAAACATAACAGCAAGAGATGAAGCCCCTTCGGGGGCTTTTTTATTTCAGGGCCTCATTTCTCGTATAATATATACGAGGGTAAACTGTGAGCAAACTAAAATCGTTTCTCGGGCCGACATACGCCCTCAAATCAATCAATTACGATTCGCAGCGTTGCATCAACTGGCATCCCGAATTTGATGAGGTCCAGACAGGAAAAGAACAGGAGCCCTGTATGCTGGCTCCCACGTCTGGGTATACGCTCCAGCACTCATTGCCGCGCAACGCCATTCGTGGATTATTCCATACCGCCAACAATTATGTCTATTGCGTGGCCGGGAATGGCCTATTCCAGTTGGTTCCCACCGTGTCCGCTGGCGTGCTCTCGTGGTCTCATATTCTGTTGGCATATCTGACCACCTCCAGTGGATTTGTGTCCATTATCGATGGAATTCCCAACCAGTATCAGGGTGTTGCAAATACCGGGCTCATCAACCAGGTGGTAGTTGTCGATGGGTCGTCTACTGGTTATGTTTTCCAAGAGGGGACCACCCAGGTTTATCAGATGAACGACGGGACTGGTTTCGCCGGTTCCAATTTTGTGTCATTCCAGGATGGGTTTTTCCTTTTTTCTCAGCCCGACACCATCAGCGGTTACTATGCTGCTGATCCCCAAAACATCAATGACGCGAACACGTTTGAAGCCAACATCAATAACGACAATGTTTCAAGAATCATATCAGACCACGATATCGTATGGGTGCTTGGCAATCGATCTCTGAGTGTTTGGCAGAACACCGGCGGTTCCGCGACTACCAACCTGTTTCAGCAGATTCCGGGTGCGACCGCTCCAACCGGTTGTGCGGCCCCTTGGAGTGTGGCCCAGGTCGGCGGGCAGCTCCTGTGGGTCATCAACGATAATAATGGCTATGGCGAGGTTGCCATGGCGTTTGGCTATCGTCCCATGCGGGTCTCGAACCATGCTGTTGAAATCTGGCTCCAGAACCAAGGCGATATTAGCCAGGTGATCGCGTGGGCATACCAGGAAGAAGGCCATTCGTGGTATATCCTGAATAGCCCAACATCAACCACCAGCTGGGCCTATGACATTGCACACAAGGAATGGCACGAGCGGGCCTATTTCTCAAACGGTGCTTACTCCCGTGATTTGGGCAACTTCCATACCAATGTATTCATTCCCGGATATGGGCAATTGCATCTCGTAGGCGATTACCAGAACGGCAATATATATTCAATCGATTCAACCAATTTCACGCATAACGGCGCTCCCATCGTGCGGACCCGTATCGCCCCGCACCAATCGGCGGCATACAAGCGCATGTTTTACCCGCAACTGCAACTCGATGTTCAGGCAGGCACAGGGTTAGATGGCGTGGGTTTGCCGATCCAGATAGGGACAGGCACTCCGACTCTCCATACGGCCACGAACGTATTGATGAGCGGGAATGGCCCCACCTATACCCTAGTGGGGAATGACGGCACTCCGCAGACCCCAGTGGGCAGCGTTACGGTTACGTCAAACGGTGCGGTTTCCAACTGGTCAGGGTCTTATACCACGATTGGGAACCAAGTGACGATCAATCCGGCACCTCTGACCTCCGGGTTGGTCACTATCGGCACCGGCAACGGGACCGAAGTTGATTTCCAAATTCCCAATATCTACCCAGCCGCAGCCACGGCACAAATCTACGTCAATGATTGGCGCGGGAACAATCTCCAACAACAGGCCCCAGCCAAGGATACCAACCTCTGCATCAATTCATATGATTTTGCCCAGGGTTGGACGATGTATAATGCTGTTCCCAATGGGCAAAACTGGTTTACCCCCGACTATGCGCAATCAGAAGCCGGAACATTCCTAACTGAGGATTCGACATGCAATCCTCATGGTATGTCGATCCCCTATGCTGTTGTTTCTGGCCAGACAACCAATCTTTCCATCTATGCAACCGCCGAATCAACAATTACGAGCGTGACGCTGACTGGCGGCCAGGCCACATTTACGACATCAGGGACTGCACCGTCCATCATCTACACGATGACGCTCAATGTCCTCCCAACCAATGGGACTCTGGCGCTTGGAGACGTGGTGTCCCTAATCGACTTGGCCATCGTTGACCAGACGCTCACGGCGCTGATCGGTGGGATTCTCGGCGCGGTTGGGTCAACCTATCAGTGTTCCCCTGGATGGGTGACAAATCAGGGACAATCAATTTTCACTGCTGCTCGGACGGACCAGCGATATTTAGAGTTGTCCCTTGGTTTGGGCCAGGCAGGAGCGGCATCCGCGCTTTTCAATCTTCAAGCCGGGACCATCATCCTATCTCAGAATTGCACCCCAATCATGACTCCTATCGCGGGGTTCCCCAACGTATACAGATGCTCCATTACCTATGTGGAAACGAACACGACCGGGACGATTTTAACAGTAGGCGCAGCGGCAACGGGAACCGCTAATCAGATGACGTTGGCGATCCCCCCCACGTTCGGGGCCGTTACGATTGGATCAACGCTATGGGTGGCCGGTGTTTCGACTAGTATCACCGTCCTTTCGCTGGCGTCCGGGACTATTAACCAGACTGGATCGGTTTACAACCTGTCCGCGCCGTGCCCATTCAGCAATTCATTGGTCCAGTTTGGCACTCCCAGCACCACTACGGTATCGACCGCAACCGGAACGAGCATCCAGCCATCGGCTTATGTCAAACTGATAGATGCGGGCATCGCTGATTTTGGATTCCCTCTCATTGAGACTTACCCAGGGAACGGATCGGCCTATGTTGGGGTCTGGGGATGCCAGATTGGCCCCCAGTCGGCGCTGTTGCCGTTGATCCAGACGGTTGGGGCATCCGCCTATGACCAGGTCACCTATACCGCTAATCAGGGATTGCTGGCCTTCGAGATTCCGCCGTTCGCCGAGGTTGAGAATACTGCCCTCACCGTAGTCCAACCCGCCGCAGTTATCACCAGCACATTTTCTGCCACGGCTCCACAATTGCTGCCGACTGAATACATGGCCACATTCCAATATATGCAGGGAACCCCAATCTATGAATATACCGGGACAAACCCACAAATCGGGTTGAGTTATAGTTATGACGGCGGATATACATTTTCTGCCGAACGGTATTGTTCGCTCGGACCCATCGGGAATCGACTCCAGCGTTTGATTTGGCGCAAGATCAAGGGCGGCGTCCGTGACATGGTGTTCAAGGTCACTTGTTTTGATCCGGTTCTGGTCAACCTATTGGGAGCCGAAATAGACGTGAAGGCTGCGGAGAACTCGCCGCGATGAGCACGCCTAGTCTGATTGCCACCAATATATTTCCGCCGTCTCCGGCCATACTTGCTGTTGATGGCAGGGGATTCCATACGCCCGCGTGGACATCATTTTTCCACCAGTTGCTTGGTCCCAAGGTGAACCTGATTGGGGCGAGCTATGTCAGTGATATCCAGACGACGGGACAGAATGGCATCGGTATTGCCCAGTCCCAGAATGGCAACACTGTGTCATTGACGTTCAGTCTTGGGATTGTGACCGGGACTTCCTTTAACGGAATCACCGGACTCTCCACCGTCGTCCCCGCTGTAGATACGGCACTCGGTTCCACTGGGGTTAAGACTGATGCGGCGCGGGCCGATCATTCCCACCCATTGCCATCGTCTTTTGGCACGGTCAGTTCTGTTTCGGTTGTCGCCACAAATGGATTTACGGGGTCTGTGGCAACGCCTACTAGCACCCCAGCCATCACGATTGCCACCACCCTAACCCAGGGAAGCATCATGTTCGCCGGCGCGGCTGGTGCGCTGGCTCAAGACAACGCCAATTTCTTTTATAACCCCATCGGTTACGGCGGCAACTCCAACATGGAAATTGGGCCTAGAGGATCCAATCCGCTGGATGCGAGCTATGAATTCTACGTTGCCAGTGGCGTTACTGCACATTTCCACAATGTTAATCCAACCCAGAGCATCACTGGTGGCGTAACTGTTGGTCTGATGTATATTCCGACAGGATCAGCAGTCACTAGCGGAAACAGAGTTGGGTCGTTCGAGTTTGGCGGATCGGTCGATACATCTGACGATGTCGTTGCTGGCGCAGCGATCCGTTGTTATTCAACGCAGAATTATTCATCGTCAACAGTCGGGACCAAGATGGTGTTCCAGACGGTTCCTAATGGATCGTCCACGCTAACTACAGCGTTGACGATAGATCAGGATCAGAGCGCTACGTTCACTGGCCCAGTCAGAACCGCCGTGTATGCCGTAGCCTCACTTCCTGCCGGAGTTCAAGGGCAGCGAGCCATGGTTAATAACGCCAATGCAGCCACATTTAACTCAATCGTGGCTGGTGGTGGAACCAATGTTATGCCTGTTTTTTTTGATGGAACAAACTGGAGGATTGGTTGATGTTCACTTTTGAAATTCTAACCGATGCAACCATGGCAAATGAGGCATTTCATTCGCCCAATAATATCAACTGGGCACATGATGACAACTACAAGGGCTCATTTAAGATCCCGTATAATGATGATTGGCTTTTCTTGGGCTGCTATATTGATGGAGAATTTGTGGGATGCATCATGGGTCTTCCCGGAGGCCCTGCGGATATTAGCCTTCATATCGCATTTCTGCCAAACGCTTATGGCCAGACCGAAGCGCTCGGAAAAGCTTGTCTTGCTTGGCTCAAATACAATATGCCAGAGTATCGGCGATATTGGGCATCGATTGTCCCATACAACGCTCTGGCGAAGCTGTTCCTCGGCAAAATCGGATTCACCTATCACCATCATGACAAGGGCGGGTGGCTCAAAGACGGGATCACCCATGGCAAGGATGTTCACTTTTACCAAGTATAATATATAAGAGGTAGACGAATGGGAAGCATCATTGATTCGGTGGCTACTGCGATTATTGGCGGTAAGGCCGCTGTAACCGCTGGAGAACAGCAGCAGGCGGCCATCCAAAATGCCGAAAATACGGTCCAAAATACCTACAACGCCAATTCTCCCAACTATCAGCCGTTTATCCAGAATGGGATTACAGCCAATAATAAGGCAACCCAGATGGCCACGAATGGTTTTGGCCTGAGCAATTTTCAGCAAGACCCTGGATATGCATTCAATATGCAGCAGGGGTTGAACGCAATTAATAACTCTCAGTCTGTTCGCGGCGGTGCGCTTTCTGGTGGGGCACAGAAGGCACTGAGTGGATACGCCCAACAGAACGCATCCAATGAATACCAGAATGCATACAACCGTTTTGCCAGCCAACAGGGCCAACTCTCGTCACTTGGGAATCAGGGGCTTTCAGCTACGTCTGGGTTGGCCCAGTTGGGCAGTAATTACTCTGCCCAGATGGCCAATCTCCAGGCAGGCATGGGCAATTCTCAGGCTAGCGAGACGCTGGGCAAGGCAGCCGCTTTTGCTTCTGCGTTCGGCTCTTCCGGGCAGACGGCTCAGGCGAACCAAGGGACCTCCATGTCTGGGATAATGCAGGGGTTGTCGTCCATGTTCGGTTCAGGGGCCAGTTCTTCAGGCATGGCCCAGACCGATAATAACGCGATGGCGCTGGGCGAATCAAGCGCTGGGGCTAGCGCATTTGGCGGTGACGCAGCAGCTTCTGGTTCTGTCCTTTCTGATGCCGCGTTCTCTGATGCCGCAGCCATTGTTTAACAAAGAGGAATGGTAATGGACGATATAAATATTGCATCAACTCTAAGTGGAATGTATACCGGCCTTGCCAATCAGGCAGATGCTAGGTCTAGGGCTGGATACTACAACAGCCTTTCGGCCATGAATCAGCAGAATATGCCGATCCAGGCGCAGAGTGCCGCGAATCAGAACGTGCTGTCTCAGCAGGCCATCCAACGCGGGCAGATGGGCATTCAACAGACCCAAGGCTCGATGGATGAAGATCAGCAGGCCAAGGCAGACAACCAGTTCGCCGCCGATGCTTATATGCGCCATCACACTACCAGTGTTGATCAGCCTGCCCAGCCAACGGCTGCCGTGACCCCTACCTCACAGACGACTGCCAACCCATCCCCGGTTATGCAGGGCCAGGGTCCAGCCAAGCCATCTGTAGCGGCTTCAGCGCCCCCTACTGGAGCAACATCTACGGCTTCTGTTGTTAATCCCACAGTGGGAAAATTCACGACCCAAAATATTGATCCATCATTAATAAGCAAGGGTCTTGTAGAACCAGGGAATATACCGCTTGTGGGACGCCCATTGATTGACATGGGGAAAGGCCAAGTAGGATCAGAATATAGCGTTTCTTTCACACAGGACGGGAAGGAAGTGCTTGTCCCTACTATTTTTGACGGTAAGACACATACTCCCCAAGAAGCATGGCAGCACTACCTTGATACCGGGCAGCATATGGGGAAATATGACAACCCACAAGATGCAGATGCCGCCGCAACATTGATCCACCAGCGCGAATATGCTCCGGGTGGCTCACTTGATCAATCGATTCCCCGGATCAAGACCACATCTAAACCTTTTCCGCCCGTGAATGAGCAGGATCTTCTGGCCCACTACAAGGGGTCGCTCCAGACGAGTGCCAGCCCAACTCCGGTAATCGCCAGTGTGTCATCCACACTGGCCAAGGTTCCCAACAGTGCGGATACGTCTGACTCCGTTAGAGACAACCCTACGTTTGCCGCAACCCATACCTTCGATTCGGTTGATCCCACCAGCGGGAAGGTAACACATAATACATTTGATCGGCAGGGTTATATCGATGAACTGATGAAGAACCCTAGGCTGGCCGACGCGGCAAATCAACTCCAGCGTCAATGGACGACCCAGGATGCTGCCGACCAGTTGACCAAGTCTCAGGCCAAGGTTGCCAAAACTTCCCAGCTGCTCGGTTTGGTTTCGATCGTGGCCAATGCCGCTCCGGCCCATCAGCAGGCAGCATTTGACTTCATGCTCAAGCAGGCTAAGGCTCAAGGTCTTGACGTTAGCTCGCTCCAAGGCACTGACCTAAGCACTCCCGAGGGACAGGTCAAACTTGACTATCTAAACAAAGCGGCGCAGGCAGATGCGGCGACTGGAACCGCCAGTCTTGCCGTGGCGAAGAACGCCAATGACACGCTCAAGGCACAGGCAGCGGCTCAGTTGCAGGGTGCGCAGGTTTCCGAAGTCCCTAGTAAGATCGGGTTGAACCAAGCCGAGGCAGCCAAGGCCCTTGCTGATGCGGCCAAGGCAAAGCAGGAATCGGCCTGGCTAGCAGGATCCGGTTCGGGATTGCCTGTTCCATCTCAGTATCAGGGGATTGTGGATAAACTCGCTTCTGGGCAACTTCAGTTGAGCGACCTTCCGGCGCGGACTGGTCTCGGGCAGGTTCCCAAAACTCAACTTCTGGCTTGGACTATTGGGCAGCATCCGGACTGGAACCCGAGTATGAACGCCCAACAGAAAAAGACCATCACAGATTTTGCACCCAATGGCACGTCTGGGAAGGCTATCGCATCTCTTGGCGCAATTGCCGAACATACCCAGCTTTTGCGGCAGTCTTATGATGCTATGCAGAATGGGGATATTCCCACTCTCAATAAACTGGCCGGTTCACTCGGGGCAGAAGTGGGCGGATCCGCGAAGACAACCTACGATAACATGGCATCGGTTTATGCTGGTGAAGTCGATAAAGCATTCAGCGGCAACAACCCAACGGAAGGCGGCGCGAAAACCTGGGCGCATAACCTCAACTATGGCATGTCTCCCGCCCAAGCCAAGGGAGCGTTTGATATTCTGGATAACGCCGTGGTCGGCAAGATGCAGCCATTCGACCAAGCCTATTACAATGCGGCGGGGAAGCACCTTTCTGATACCAACCTGCTTACGCCTGCGGCCAAGGGACTTGCTGGGAAGTTTGCTCCGCAAGCTCAGGTTACGCCGTCTACCCAGCCTAATGTCGCAAGTGTCGCACCCATTGGAACCAGAGTTACGATGAAGGACGGGACGACCAAAACCAAGACTGCGAATGGGTGGGAATAAATGCCATATTCTGATATCCCAGATGGTGCCACTGTCGTTTCTGACCCGGGCCAATATTCCGATCTCCCACCCGGATCAACCATCGCGTATCATCCCCCCGCTGGGCAGGACTGGCAATCCCAGGTAAAGCCCGTCCCCACGTTCAACGGCAAGCAATCCGTCCAGCGTTCTGACGGAGCCGTTTGGTATGGCCCAGATCAGGGTAACACCGGGAAGGCAGGATGGTTTGATGCCAAGGGGAATAGGGCCGGAGATGCTCCCGGCCAACCCTATAGTGCCGGGGTTGGCGAAACCGCAGGCAAAACCGTGCTCGGGACCATTGGGGGTGCCACCACTCCTGTTCTGTCAGCCATTGGGGCATACGGGAGTCTCGGCAATGCGCTGGCCGAACACGCTGGTTTCAATCTCCCATGGAGCCAGGAAGCGGCAGATTTTGCCAAGAGCCAGGCGCAGTATCGACAGGGACTAACCCAAGGGACGCATGGATGGGCGCAGGCCGGGTCTAATCTTGGGGAAACCGCATCCCAGATTGGATTAGCGCAACTACTGCCTACCGCTGGGCTCGCGGAACAGGCCGGGACGTTTGCCGAACCCGCCACGACTGCCCTTGGCCGGATAGGGCAGGCTAGCAGCGCTGGCGTGGCTTCTGCGGTCCCGTATGGTGTTCAGGCTGGACTTACCACTCCCCCAGAACAAGGCCAGTCCTACGGGCAGCATATGGCCGGGAATCTTCAAGGGGCCATGGCTATGGGGGGAGCCGTCCCAGGTGGACTTTCTGCGCTGGGAGAGAGTATTAATGGTATCAAGGGAGTGGCAAAATCGATTCGGGCCCGGTCTGTTCAAAGCGTTTTGGACGAACTTGAATCTAGACTTGGTGGGAAAACCCCGGGCGTGGCGCTCCAAGATGATGCCATCAACAAATATAATGACGCTTGGGACCAATACAAAAAGGCTGTTGCTCCCGTTGACGCGGAGGCTCCGAATGTCGAAATGGACTACTCCCCCGCCATTGATAAGTTGCAGTCCCTCCTTGGTATTGGGCAGAAGCGTCCCCCAATGGCGATGCCTGATGCTCGCAAGGAGGTTCTGTCCAATCTCTTGGGCGATCTTCAGGAAGCGGGCGATCCAGAAGGGAATGTGAGCAATGACTTCGGTGGGGCCATTGATGTGATCAAGAAGCTCGGAGCTGCGCAAAGGACGCTGGCTCAGGTCCATGGCGATAGCGAAGCTCGCGGGATGCTGGGCGATGTCCGTGATTCCGTGATGGATTCGATGACCAAATCTAATCCCGCTTTGGCCGATGATGCGAAGGCTGCGCGAAAGGTTTTCGCTACCCAGGTTGTTCCGCTTTTTGATAAATCAGAAGGAGGGCAGTATCTTACCCAGTTGCGAGACACTCCAACACCCAATGATTTGATCAAATCCATGGATCAGGGATCTCTGGCCAGAATGCGATCTGACAAGGTTGGAATCATTGCCAAGGGATCCAGTGCCGACCCTCTGCTTTTCAGTATGCTGGATGCGGCGAACAGGCAGGCAAATGGAAATCCGGGTTCATTCCTGACTTCAATTAACAAGGCGATGCCAGCCGTAGACCAGATTGCAGATCCCGAAATGGCCGCCGCTTTTCATGGCCTGGCCAATGTGGCATCGACATCCAAATGGGCCGGGATGCTCGCCAACATTGGGACCGCTGCTGCACTTGGGGAACACGGGAATGCCATTACTGGCGGCGTAGCTGGAGCGGCTGCATTGAAATATCCCGCGCTCACGGGACCTGGTTTGATGTGGAAACTACTACAGAACCCGGCCACACAAAAGACTCTCCAATATGCTTCTCAAATCCCTGCGGGGCCAGAACTAGAGAACCTTGCAGAACAGATCGGCAAGATTTCCGGAGCATCCTATCCTTTCGCATCAGGGTTGCATCATCCCAAGTCACAGGAAGAATATGATGCGATGCCGAGCGGTCAACCATACCAGTCCATCAGCGGTGCCCCAGGAGTGAAACCATGACGTCTATGCCGTGGGTCCATGCCCCCATCGCCCATCAGCAGGCGTTTCATGCAATGATGGGTAGTAATTTTAGTTCCCCCATTCCTCCAACCGCCGGGTTCAATGGACCTGCAACCGGCAATTCCCCCATCCATGAGAAGGTTACTCCCAAGAGGATCGGAACTCAGGTCCATAGCGCGGTCAAGTCGCCCGGACTATCCGGTGCGGGCGGTGCTCCCCCCACTCCCGCAGGCAGCGCGTCCCCGGCTATGGGTTTGTCTGGAGTATAATAGATAGTAAGGAGAGATTGGCATGACTGAGCACAAAGAAGGGTGGAGCCTTGACCGCACGGTTCCGTTTGGGTCTATCATTATGGCCATTTCGGTAATAGGCTCAGTCATGCTTTGGTATGGCAATACGAGTGCAAGCGTGGAATCGAAGCTCACTGAACATAGCGTCCAGATTCAGGAGTTGCAGCAGAATCGGCAAGAAATGATGGCTGTGCTCAGCAAGATGGACGATAAGATCGATATGTTGCTCAAGAACAGCAAGGGCGATAGGCGCTGAGGATGGCCGACTTCCTCCGGGCGCTCCCGTTTATCCTCGGATGGGAAGGTGGTAAATGCAACCTCGTGGGAGATTCTGGGGGCCGGACGAACTGCGGAGTCTCAACATCCGCGTTGGCCGACTTCAATAAGCGTCACCCTGAATTAAATTTTCCGGGAGGTACTTGGGCCTTGACACCCGATCAGATTAGTCTATTCTATAGACTAGGATATTGGAAGTTTGATGGAGTGGCCAGTCAGGTGATCGCAACCAAGGTGTTTGACATGGACGTTAATAACGGGCTCCCGAGTGGCATTAAATTGGCCCAGGAATCCCTTGTCCAGTGCGGATATCCCGTTGCGGTTGACGACAGCTACGGCCCCGCCACCGAATCCGCAATCAATAGCTGTGACCCCGGCAAGCTCATGAATGCTCTGGTATCCGTCTCTACGGCGCATTACGAAAGTATCGCCGCTCAACACCCTAACGACCAACCATTCCTTTCTGGCTGGCTCCGTAGGGCTTCCGCAATCCCAACCTAGCGCCCAGGAGGGCCAATGTCTGCTTCTAGTTTCTTCGTCGGTATCGAAAACTTCGCTATCAAGGGCGAGGCCGAACTGAACACCATCCTTACCCAGATCACCGCGCTCCAGTCGTCCCTCGCTGCTGTTGGCGCGACTTCCCCGGTGATGGCCACCCTCGCGGCCAATCTGCTCGTGGCTGAGGCGTTCCTGAAGCTGGCCGTGACCGATACGGCCCCCTTCGTCACTGCGCTTCAGAATGCCGTTACCGCGCTTTCGGCCTCGGCCCCTACCCCGGCGGCCTAACGGTGGGAACCGTGCCTGATTTCCCTACCAGTGGGGCGATCCCGCAGATCCCTACGCCCCAGATCCCTATTCCGCAGGGCTCAACTGGATCTGCCTGGACGGTGATTTTCAGTCGTCCATCGGCGTGGTTGGCGGCGGGGACTCTGGCCCTGCTTATCCTGATGACCTGCCTCCTGGCGACTCACCGAATCCCAGCTGAGCAGTTGGACCTATTCAAGAGCCTTGAGACCGGTGTCTTAGTCCTGTTCTCCACCATGGTCCACAGTGTTTTCAACGGGGATGGCCGATGATTTCACTCTATGCCCGGTCTAATACCCTAATCTCTTGGGCCATCCGGATCTTTACGTGGTCTCCGTATAGCCACGTTGCGGTTCTTGAGCCCAATGGCAAATGGGTCAATGAGGCCCGCTACCCCAAGTGCCGAAGGGTTAGGCTCCAATCGTTCCTCCGTGACAATTCGGTTGTCGTGTCCAAGGCCAAGCCGTGCTCCCGGCCTGATCTGGCAATCCAGTGGTTCAGGGAACAGACCGGGTATGACCCGAAGTATCCCAATGTAGAATCCGAGGGTTTGCCCTATGACACGCTAGGGATTTTTGGATTCCTTTTCCATCGGAACTGGACCAGCCCCGACAAGTGGTTCTGTTCGGAAGCGGAAACAATGTGTTACATGAAAGGCCATCACGAATCCTACGATGCAGATGAAGTGAACAGGATCACCCCGTTCCTTTCATGGATTCTGCCAGGCAAAGTTCTCCACAGGCTGAAAGGTTGATCATGACCAAGCTCACGCTCGAAAATTGTTATGGGGTCTACTCGGTTGAAATCCCTGAAGAAGATTTCACAGTTGAAGATGTTGTCGATGATCTCATGGTTCCGGTCCTGCTTGCTGCCGGATATTCCAGGAACAGTGTCGATGAAATTTTCTACCCTGAATCGCTAGAGACCACCAGCGCGGACGAATCGGACCACGAATGAAAATTTACGTCGCCGCTGCCTACTCGAAAAAAGGTTTCCGTCTGGGAAGCGGCGGAAATACTGGAGTCAAGAGGGCATGATGTTGTGTCCACTTGGCACCAGGAGGTTTACCTTCCGACCGTTCAACTTGGAGAATTGTCCGATGATGCCCTGCGGGATCTTGCAGTTCGGGACATCAAGGAACTTTCCAGTTGCGATGCGCTCGTGTTCTTTGCCGAGCCCCAGGGGAACCAACCTCCCCGAGGGGGTCGGCATGTTGAATTTGGCATTGCATTAGCGCTAGGGAAACGGATCATCGTCATTGGCAAGCCAGAAAACCTGTTCCACTACTGGCCCAAGGTTGAGGTAGTGGACTCTCTTGATAGGATCGTCTAATGGGAAACACGAGGGAGGCCAGAGACCGATGGAATGCCACAAAGCGGGCACGACGGGCCGCTGTTCATAAATCTTCACCATTCACGAATACTGAACAGTCGGGCAAGTTGAACGCTGATATCCAGTCGCTCATTGCCGCGACTCGCAAGCCTATCGAATTCGAGGCCCTGTGCGACAAACTGGGGAAGTCTCCGTCTGTTGTGCGGAACCTCATGACGAATGCCAAGGATCGTGGCATTGACCTACAGATAGGCAATGACCATATCTTCCTGTCTCCCAATGAACAAATCCGCACCGTCCAAGATACCTTGATCCAGCCCACCAACGGTGAACGTCAGATAATCGGTGTCATTTCCGATCTTCATCTCGGGTCCAAGTATTGCCTCCGGGCACAAATCCAGGATTGCGTCGAACACATGTATTCACGCGGGATCCGGCATATTCTGATTCCCGGCGATTTGCTGGATGGATGTTATCAGCACGGTATTTTCGAGTTAAGTCACACGGGCCTTGAGGATCAGACTCAAGACCTGTATGAAACGTTGCCGCGACTGTCTGGATTGAATTACCACGCAATCACAGGGAATCACTGTGAGACTTTCCACTCGGCCAGCGGCGTCAATGTGGGCGCATTCATCGTTGGATACTTCCGCGAACATGGACGGAATGATATCCGGTTCTACGGCACCTGTGGCGCGTTCTTGTCCATACTGGGCGCGGTCATCGAGCTTTGGCACCCATTAGGCGGCGCTGCCTATAGTAAATCCTATAAGCTACAGAAACACGTGGAATCATATGGGGCTGGCCAGAAGCCACATATTTGCCTGGCCGGCCATCTCCATCAGTTTGCAGTGGTAGAGGACCGCGGAGTTTTTGCTGTCCTTTGTCCTACATTTCAGGCCAGCGGTTCCGCATTCTCTAAGCGGCTGGGCGGTCAACCCGCGCTAGGTGGATTGATCCTTTCGTGGGAAATTGCAGGCAAAGACATTGTCCGGAACTTCGCGGTTGAACGTAGGCGGTATTTTGAGGTAGAGCATCCAACCAAAATCGAGACGGAGGTTGTGTGAGCGAGTGGAGGCTGGAAAAACTAGACGACGATGACGAATCTAGTTGGAACATTTTGAAACTGGATGAAGACGGAGATATCGCATCAACAGTTCTCCAGTCGTGGGACGAAACCGAAGCCCGTCATGCGCTTGCCGCGCTCCGATGGTATGATTCGTTTCAGTGCGACATGGTATCAATTCCTAAACCTAAGCCAATCCCGGCCAAAGTCAAAATTGCAGTGAGGGAGATTGAGTCATGAAATGGTTTGTTCGTTTCGTCGCTGAATATCCCTGGTGCATTGTGGCTCTGATTGTGGTAGTCTTTGTTCTGACCTTCTGGGAGTGATATGAAAAACAAAATCGAAATCAAGTGGCGGGTCGAACCTCAGCCCCACGATTATCCCGCTGCATATGAATACCTGTGCCTCGTGGGCAGCGATGTTTATGCTCGGCACGCAATCCAGGCGCTCATGGATGCGCCAATGCGGCACTTCAATGCCAAAGATATTTTCCGTGCATCCAGGCTTTCCTTGCTTGGGGTGAGCAATTCCCACGTCAAGAAAAACATCAAAAAAATCCGACACGGCGACCCTCTTTCGCCTATACTTATGGTGCGACATGGGAATGATCTGGTCATCGCGGATGGATATCATCGCATGTGCGCAGTTTATGCGTTCAATGAAGACGCAGAGATTCCTTGTAAACTCGTCTAGGACGGAACCATGAATCCAATACTCGCAACGTTTAATCTCGCCGTCGGCATTTTGAACCTGGCGACCGACTTCACGGGGTAAATTTAACCATGCACGATCTTTTTTAAAATAGTTCTTGCGCGGCCCTTCCTGATGTGTATAATTACCTTGAGAGAATATTAATCTGTGACCACGCCGGATGAAATATTTTCGATCCCTCGTCTGGCGGCGGGGGATTTTTCGTTGCGCTAGTAAAAATAACAAAACACCCCACCCGCTATAATAAATATGTGAGGGTGTTGAATGGCCGCTGCCGAAAAGTCTTTTGAAGATACCGTTTGTGAGCGTTTGAAATATACAATTGAATCTTGGGAAGATCAATATAAAATTTCTATTGAAGAAATTAACTTTCTTTCCCCGGCGAATCAGTGGCCGGAAGATGCCAAGTCGGCCCGCGTAGGCAAGCCTACAATCGCCTCAGATCGCTTGAATGCTCAGGTGAAGCAGATATGCAATCAGCAGCGCGACAACCGCCCTGCGATCTGCTACCACGCTGTAAACACCCAAGCCGATGCTGATACTGCGGACGTTCTCCAGGGGATCGCCCGACATATCGAATACCAGTCACGGGCAGACCTTGCCTATGATACCGGATTTGAACATGCGGTTCAGGGCGGCATCGGATTCATGCGGCTCATGACCGAATACAAGCCGGGATCGTTCGACCAGCAAATCAAAATCCAGGCGGTCCCGAATCCATTCATGGTCTACATCGATCCAGCATTCCGTGAGGTTGACGGCTCGGATATCACCTATGCCTTCGTTATGGACCTCCTGAGCCATGATGAATTTGTAGAGGAATACCCGGAATCCGATCTGGCTTGCCGGTCTTGGCAGTCTTGGCTCAATATTGCATCCAAGTTCCCCAACTGGTTTGACTCCGATACCAAGTCTGCTATGGTTGTGGAATATTACGTCAAGACGCACGAAAAATATACCCTCTGCAAGCTCAAAGACGGAACGGTCATGGACAAGGCCGACTGCACTCCCCGTCAACTGAAGCAGATTTCCAAAGACCCCGATGGGAAACCTATCGAGCGCGACGATTACCGCCTGGTGGTGAAGTGGTATAAGCTTTGTGCCCCCGGAGAGATTCTTGAGGAAACGGAGTGGATCGGTGAGGATATCCCGATCATCCCCATCTTTGGGGACTCGATCCTAGATAATGGCAATAGGGTTTACAGCGGTCTGGTCCGGAACACCAAAGAAACCCAGGTCATGTTAAACACTATCCAGACGGTTATCCTGGAGATGATCGCCCGGGCTCCCAAAAATCCATGGTTGGTTGCGGAGGGTTCTGTTGATGACCACAAGGACGACTGGGCATCGGTAAACGTCCTGGACCTTCCTTACTTGACCTATAAAACCCAGGTTGAAGGGTCCGAGATCCCCCTTCCGATTCCCCAGCGGCAGAGCGCAGAACCCCCAATTCAGGGGATGATGGCCGTCGCCCAGATGCTCGACAATGATATCAAGGCGACCAGCGCAATCTTTGATCCTACGCTGGGCGAAAAGATGGCGAACGATCAATCTGGAGTTGCGATCAAGGCGCTCCAGAATGCGGGCAATGTCGCGCACTACAATTTTAGCGACAACCTGACCCGGGCCATCCGAGTGCTTGGCAAGCAGCTCCTGGACTTGATCCGCAAGACCATGACCGAGCCGGAAGTGATCCGCATTCTTGGGCTGGGCGGGAAGTATCAATCTGTCGGGGTCAATGGCGCTGCCCAGCCGGAGGACGGCGGGGAACTGGCGGCAGTTGGGAAGGTATTTGACCTGTCCACGGGCGAATATGCCGTTACTGTAGATTCCGGCCCGTCCTACCATACCAAACGGCAGGAAAACCTGAACCAGCTTACTCAGCTTGCCATGAAGAATCCGGCGATTTCCAATTACTGCATGGACCTGATTGTCGGGCTTATGGACTTCCCGGAATCTGCCGAGTTGAAAAAGCGGCTTGAAAAGCTACTGCCTCCCGCGCTCCAGCCGATTGATCAGAAAAACAAGCCCGATCCCCAGGCGTTGCAGGCCCAACTTGGCCAGGCTCAACAGATGATTCAGCAGCTTTCGGCCACTCTCCAGAAGGAAACCGATCTGGCCAATACCGAACAAACGCGCCTCCAGATCGCTCAGATTCAGGCCCAGACCGAACTGACCAAGCATCAGACACAAATGGACCATGATTCAAACAAGACTTTGCTCCAGGCGCAGATGGAGGAATTGAAGCTCAAGGGTCAACAGTCGCACGAAATGCTAATGGGCATTTCCAAGCACTTGATGGCCAAGGATCAGGCAGTTCATCAGGCCGCGATTCAGCAGGCTACGAATCCACCCGAACAGGCTGCGGCTCCCACCGCCCCATTATCTCAGGGTGCGAACATGCAGCCGGTGAATTTTGGGGCATCGTTATAATACATATAAGAGTTCTTGGACCTCTTTAAAACCATGTATGAGACTTGACACTTCATATGTCATGAGGAGAACTAATGGCAAGTGAATACCAGAACAAGCTAGACGGTGCCTTTGGAGAAGCGGGGAACCTTGATGATGTGCTGAAACAGGGGGTTAGAGAAGGCGAGTTGGACCCTGCTACTGCGCAAAAGCCAGAACCCGAAATTGTTACTCCAGAACAGACGGAAGAAACGGTTGAAACTCAGGAAGTTGAAACTACTGAAACCGTAGAATCCGAGCAAACCGAGGAAGAAGCCGAAAATCAGACTTTGACCGAGGAAGAAGAAACCAAGCCCGACAAGCACCGCGATACTAAGGCTGAGGCCCGAATCGCAAAGCTCATTAGGGAACGAGAACGGCTCAGGGGCCAACTCGATGCTATTCGACAGACACAGAGGGTAGAAACGCCTGGGGAACCTCCGGTTGATCCGGATGCCCCCAACCCAGCCAGTTATCCCGAAGGTGAGAAGGACATTGATTACAAGGTTGATGTCAAGCTCTACCAGCGGGACCGACAGCAGAAACAGCAGGCGTTCAAGGCCCAGCAGCAGGAAATGGTCAAGAAATTCCCCGATATGCCGGAATTGCTTGAAATGGACCGGGAACGTGTGGCGAGTGGCATTCAGACCGCCAATCCCACTGTGGTTCGGCTCATCCAGGATTCCGATGTTTCCGGTGATCTCTGGCATTATCTCCTGGCCAATTCTGATGAAGCAATCCGCATCGCTTCCATGGACCCGCTGCGCACCGCCAAGGAAATTGGCAAGATCGAAGCGCGGCTTGCTATCCCCGAACTTGTTCCTGAACCCGTCAAGGCGAAGAAACCCCTTCCTCCCCCCATTAAACCAGTGAAAGCAACCAAAACCAACTCCACTGCCGGAGTTAAGAATTTCGGCTTCCAGGAGTTCTAACAGAAAGGTAGTTTGCAATGCCCGGTATCCAGAATGTCTATAACAACCAGGCGTTTATCACCGCCAAGGCGCTGAAGCAGGTCAAGAACAACCTGGTCATGGTGTCCCGCGTTGCCCGCCGATGGGACGGCGATTTTAGCGGTTCCTTCCGTGCTGCCAACGGTGGCCCGGATGGCGGCAAGATCGGCGATACCCTGAATATCCGCACCCCTTGGTTCCCGACTTACCGTTCGGGTGCTACCGCTGCGCCCAGCGCCTATCAGGACTACTACACCCCGGTGCAGCTGTTCCAGGGCGGCGTTGATATCGAGGTCACTGTTGCTCAGCAGACCCTGAACGTTGACGAGTTCTATACCAACATCGTCGATCCCATGGCTCAGACCCTCTGGCAGCAGATGGACCAGTCCATTTGGAATACCCTGATCACGGGTCCGACCAACAACGGTTTCAATCAGTTCAATGAGCCGTTTACTTCCACTGGCACCAATGGCATCGGGCAGCCGATCAGCTCCATGGTTCCGCTGGTTGACGGTTACGCTGTCATGAAAACTCAATCCGGCGTGTTCCAGGACGACCGGATCAGCGCGGCTCTGAACCCCCATGTTGATGCGAGCATTTGGCAGGGTCTGACCACTCTGTTTAATCCTCAGACCGAAGTTGCCGAACGGTGGCGTAACGGCACGGTCGCTAAGGGTGCGGGCATGGATATCTGCAACACCGCGAACGCCCCTTCTCAGACCCTCGGCACCTGGAGCGGCACCATTCTTTACGCCTCCGGTGCGACCAACGGCGGGACTTCGATGGTGGTTTCCGGTATGACCGGCACCTTTAACCCCGGCGAGTGCTTCACGGTCACTAGCGTTAATGCGGTCAACCCGATGGGCAAGGGCGTCCAGGCAGAGCTGAAGCATTTCGTGGTTACCTCGCAGGTTGGCACCACCGTCAACTACTTCCCCCCGATGATCACTAGCGGCCCGCTCCAGAACGTCAACCAGCTTCCTACCGGCACCCCCACGATCAACCCTTGGGGCTTCTCTACCGCTTCCGCGCTGACTGCGGGCACCGGCCAGGTTCTCCAGGTTTCCGCCGTGTTCCACGAGGAAGCCATTGCCTTCTGTATGGCCGACCTGATTGATACCGCTGGTCTTGGTGGCGCTTCGGGTGCGTTCTCTCTGTCCAAGCGGATGAAGGATCCCCAGACCGGGCTCCGTGCTTCTACCCTGTTCTGGCTGGACGGCTACAACCATAAGCTCCTGTTCCGGCTGGACGCGCTCTACAACGCGGCTCCCCTCCGGACTGGGTTCCTTACCAAGGTCGTCCACTAAACAAACCGCTGGGGAGGTAACCCCTCCCCAGCTTTCCCTTGGCCTATTCTTTTAGGATTGAAACATGACCTCCTATACCTCCCAGCCCTATACCGCATCGGTCCCGCTCCAGACGGCTCTTGCCCCTGGCGCGATTGTTGGCCAGTCGATCACTGACACCCTCACCTTCTATGGTGAGGGGCAACAGCTTGCCAACCTGATGGTTGCCAACCAGTATTACAGCATCGCGGCAGTCGGTGGCGTGAACTACGGCACCACCGGCACCCTCCAGGCTGCTCCGCTCGGCAATGGCGTCGCCAATACTGTTGGCGCGGTTTACCTTGCCACCGGCCCTGCTACCCTCGTTGCCGGATCCACTGGCGCTTCCGCTTCGTTCGCCAATAACGCGGCTGGGATCGGGGTTATGACCCTGACCGTCGCGGCCACTGGCGGCCTTACCTTCCCGATTGTTGGGCAGGTTGTCACTGGCGCGGGCCTGCCTCTTGGTGGTCTGATCGTCGTTGCTGGCATCACTGGCGCGAACAACGCTGTTTCGTCCACCTATCTGCTGTCGGGTGCTACGGGCACGATTGCGGGCGAGGCTATCACCCTGTCTCAGGCCGCTTATGTGGATCCCCTCCCGATCCCCCAGGCTTCGAGCGCGAATCCCTACCTGCCCAATCCGATCATGGTCAATCCGAACTTCGCTCCCCTGATTGCCTATGCTGCCGGCACCGCTGCTTACGCGACTGCTGCTCAGGCCCAGGCGCTTTACCAGCAGGTTCAGGCGATTACGGCGGCTCTCTTGGCTGTCGGGATTCTCGGCTAACCACGGGTAACAGACTGTCGCCATCCATTGTAAATAATAAATGGGTGGCGATAGTTATAATATAAGGTAGAGGTGTGACTAGTGGTATTTCCGACTTGGCTTTACAGACGTGGGGATGGGGTAGCTGCTTTCTTTGAGACGGCTGATCATTTCGACAACATGAAGGACAAGGCGCTTTGGCAGGAAACCCCGTGGCGTCCATCCAAGGTGAAGTTCTGCGCCGAATGCGAGAAACTCCGCGAACTAGTTAAGAACCTCGAATCTGAGCTTGCCGAAAAGGACAAGACGATTGAGGGGATGCGGGCGACCGTGAAAATCAAGAGGGCGGTTCTGTAATGGCCACAATGACGGCGTTGGACGTGATTCAATCGGCAATGTCGCTCATCGGCATTTTCGATCAAACCAGCCCGCTTATTCCGTTTGAAACCCAACTTGGATTGACCACTCTGGTTGATCTTTTGGATAGTTGGGACAACCAGAACCTCTTGGTTTACTCCGATACACCATATACCTTTCCGTTCCAGAATGGCATTCAGACCTATCAATTGGGGTCCCTCAACCCGTTTGTGTGTAATGTCCTCAACAACGTCATGACCGTTGTTTCTGGTAATCCCACGGTCGGTATCGGGAATTGCCTCATCGCTCCAGGCGTCCCCGCAGACACTTACATTACTGGAATTGTGGGGGGGAACCAATATTCCCTCAACTGGACTGCACCAGGCCCTATTACCCAGGTCCAAGCGGGCCTCTGCTCTTACGTGGCACCGGGAACCAATACGATGTATGGCGGGTCGAACCAGGATTACAACTGGAACATTCCGCGTCCAGTAAAGATCGAGAAAATCAGCATTCAGTATCCCAACGGAAGTAGCCAGCCGGTCGAGATTGAGATTCCCCTAATTCCGATGGAGGAATGGGTTGGGATTCCAGCCAAGAATACGAATAGTCTTTGGCCGTTGTTCTGCTACGACGATGATGCATTCCCGTTTCGCAACCTTCGATTCTGGCCCATCCCTGCCAATGCCGCCAACTGCACCCTGTATATTTGGGAGCAGCTAAGCGCACTCTCTGGTCTGGACCAGATCATTTTTGCCCCTCCCGGCTATGCCATGGCCATGAAATTGACCTTGGCCGAATACCTCGCTCTGCACTTTGAGCGGGCGCTTTCCCCTGACTTCCATGCGAAAGCACTGGCAGCCAGAAACGCGATTGACAACATCAACGAAGGTATCCCTGTAATGAGATACGATGGCATTTGGGGCGGTCGCCGGGGCAATTCTTGGGCGGCAGAGTCACGCGGCAGAGTCCGCATCTAAAGGAGACAAATGATGTCCGGCACTCCCAACCTTTTGGGTATTTTCAATGGCACTGGTGGCACTCAGGGGAATTGCCCGCACCCTGGAGGTGATACTGTGCACTTCGAGGCTTGCGGGTCCGTTTCGACCGTGGCCGGCGTAGTCAACTTCCAGGGATCTATCTCTGGTCAGAATTGGACTACGATCAATAGCCTTACCTTCACCTCTGGAACGGGCAATGTGGCTCAGTTCTATTCGTCTTCCATCGTTCGGTTCAACTTCTACCGGGTAAACGTTACTGGCCTTTCGGGCGGCGCAATATCCGTCTGGATCAATAGTTGAGGTGATCATGGCCAAGAGTGGAATCCATATCAAACCATCACACAAGGGACTCTTGCATCAGGATCTTGGAGTTCCCCAGGGTCAGAAGATCCCGGCCAAGAAACTCAACGCGGCTGAAAAGAATGCTTCGCCCGCAGAAAAAAAGCGCATCGTGTTCGCCAAGAATGCGAAGAAGTGGGGAAAATGATGAAGGCTAAGATGAAGGAATCTCCGCAGCCGTTTCTGCCCGAGAATGAAACGTTCCGAATCGAACAGATCAAAAATGGTGTTCTGGTTCATCATTCGTCCAGCGGTAAGGACGGATCATACAAGCACGAAACGACCTACCATGCGACGAAGCCGAATTTTGCCGTTGCTGTGGCTCCGTCGAAAATCAAGGCCCCCGTAAAGACCGTTAAACCCATGAAGAAGGTGAAGTAGCATGGCCAAAGTCAAGAATTACACGAAGCATAGCACCGCCATTGCGTCCAAGGGCGAAGATGGTATTGCTGCGTCGGCTCCCGCTGTCCCCAAGGTAAAGCCTCCCCTCAAACACTCGTATGCTGATGCCAAGGTGGGCCTCGGGCACCCGGCATCGGCCCCTGCCGTCCCGAAGGTGAAAAAGCCCATCAACGATAGCAACGCCAAATCGAAGGCATCCGCGAAGTCAACCAATGCCGCCCCGCCCAAAAAATCCAATGGCGGCGGGTTCAAATCCTACTAGGAGATATGATGGCCAAGCCCAAGAATGATAGTGCATTCAAATCCGATATTGGCCGAGCTGCAACGGTCGGTAAGGGCAAAAATTATAACGCCCATAAGGGGAAGTCTGATTCCGACAAAGTCAGTAAGAAGGAAGTTGGCATCCCTGAGTCCGCTCCTCCGCACGTGAAGGCTGCTGACAGGATGATCGACAAGGCCCACGGTCTGCCCGAAGGAAGCAAGGGCGACAAATCCATTGACAAGGCCATCATGGGCATCCACAAAAAGAGCATGGCTATGGGCAAAAAGAATAGCGGGTTCAAGGAATACTAATCCGTAATCGGGGCTTTACCGCCTACCGTATAATTCAATAGAGGGATTCATTTATGGCTAGCGGTTCTTTGGCTACGGCTCCGGTCTTTTCTGCGGTTGACAACGTGACGGGCCTGCCGCTGGCAGGCGGCCTGCTGTATACGTATGCATCCGGAACCAATACTCCACTGGCGACCTATACTAGCCAATCCCTTGCCACCAACATGCCGAATCCGATTATCCTCAACAACTATGGTGAGGCACAATTCTGGCTTGGTTCTAGCCCCTATCGATTCCAGTTGCTCAATGCTGCCGGGGTGCAGCAGAGTCCCTACCCAATCGACAATATCCGGGGCAACGCATCACTGGCAGCGCTTGCTTCCGCAACCCTCGGAGCCGATGGCGCTGGCATCGTCGGATACACGCCAGGATCGCACTCCGCAAGCACTGTTGGGAGCGCGCTGGATGCGGCAGGGGTGCTTGAAACGAATCTGCCGCTCACTACCCTCGCCACAAACGGCGCGGGCCTTGTGGGCTATTCCAGCGGGAACGCATACGCGGCTGGGACGGTCGGGTATACCCTGAATAACCTTGCCATCGGATCAAACTTCAACAAGGTAAACTTCAACCTCTATACTGATTCGTCCCCCGCTCTGGGCGATATGTGGACGGATACAACCCAGCAGACCCTTTGCGTGAATGAAGGGGCATCAACTGCTAATCTGGTCAAGGTTTACAAGGGTGGTGCGCTGGCCGTGTCTAAGGTGACTGGATACACCGTCAATATCGCGGCAACCTCAACCAATTACTCCTTGATCCAAGGTTTCGGGAGTAACTTCAATGGGTCCCTTTCTATCCCTGCTAATTTCCTTGTGCTTGGGAAAACCATCAAAATAGAAGTCTATGGGACGATAAGTAATGGAACATCTGCCGTTGTAACGCTATTCCCGTTGGTAGGATCGGCATCTCTTCCTTCTGTTACTCCTACTCTAGCCGTTGGAACATACGGAGTGAAACTCGAAGTTGTTATGTCTTGTTATGCAACCGGGGCTAGTGGTTCACTTTACACTTCTGTCCAACTATCCGGTGGGTCTAGTTTTGGGTTGAACCCAGTCAACGCAGGGTCTGATGCAGGTATAACGGTTGTCAATACCACGGTTTCCAACACACTAGATGTAAAAATAAGCGTTAGCGCAGGGACTTCATCTTCATTCACTGTGTCCAACGCGATTATTTCAGTGCTCGGCTAAACGAAAGGCAACAAATGGCAACTTCCACCGCATCGATTTTCACGTATCCCAGGTTCCAGGCGCTTTCCAATGAAGGGAATCCGCTTGCAGGGGGTCAGCTTTTTACCTATCAGGCTGGAACACTAATCCCGCAAGCAACCTATACCGATTCGACACTGACCGTCCCAAACACCAATCCGATTATCCTTGATGCCTTTGGGACCGCTGCGATATGGCTGGGGCAGAATGCATACAAATTCAATCTACTCGATGTTAATTCCGTCCAGCAAGCCAATTTCCCGATTGACAACATCTCTGGTTATGGTTCCAATCTAGCCGCCGCCCTTGCATCTACCACTTCGGCGTCTCTGGGGCAGGGTATGATTGGGTTCAACCCCGCCCTCTCCTACCCCGTCGGCACCCTGCCTGGAGATCTCGCTATGAGTGGTGGGGCAGCGCTAGTGGGGGAGATTCAGCCCTGGAATGGGGCAGTGGCCAGCACCCAGGCAGTCAAAAACGCTCAGGTGGCTGACCTGGCTGACTTCGGCACCGTAGATACGACCGGGGCCACTGACATGTCCGCGCTGATTACCAAAGCCATTGCATCGTTCGGATATATAAGTGGAAATACCTATTTCGGCAATGTGATTAATTTACCAGCCGGTCTCATCAAATGCAATTTTTCGATTGCTACTGGTAGCATCACCATCCGGGGGAAGGGGAAAAACGCCACGCAACTCACCCCTGCCACCAACAACCCTGTCATCAGTATCGGGAGTTTGTCCGGACCGTGCCAGGACATTCATATTGAAGAGATCGGGTTCACAAACGCGTCGGGGATTGCTACCGGGACGACCCCGGCAATCTCATCCATCGGCACCACCCAAATCAATGATAACCACGTGTTCCGGCACGTGTTGATCACCGGCTACCCCTATGGGCTCTCCATTCTAGGCCGCAGCATCCTGGCCCAGTTCGAGGGGGTGGAGATCCTGAATTCCACCACCTACGGATTTTATGTGGTGCCATGCGCTGCCGGTGTAGTTAACCACCTCAAATTTACGAACTGCCGAAGTTATGTGAGTGGTTCCCACGGCGTGTATATCAACATGGCAACGAATAACCCAGGAGGGACAATACTAGGAGTCAATTTCGATCACTGTGACTTCGAGGGAGCTGGATGCACTGGCAACGTCTCCACCCCGAACACGAACCCCGGTTCGGCTGGTATCTGGGCCAACGGAGTTGAGGGCCTCACATTCAGTGGTGAGTGCTATTTCGAGAACAACGGGCTCGGAGCCAGCGATAGCAAGGGCGCGAATATCCGTATCACCGGCAGCTATGCTATGTGGTTCGACATTCAAAATTGCCTTATGTGGGCGTCTCAGAACGGTATCTATGTCGATGCTCAGTTTTCCATCGGGTATATTGGTCAGTGCCGATTGAACGGCAATACCTATTACTCAATCGTCACCACAGGGCTCAACCAGATTTCTAATGTCGTCATCGGTCCTAATTACGATGGCGGCGCGCACTCGATTGCCATTGACGCCTTCGGCTGTACCCGGGTTAAATTTCTGGCGGCTCCAGATACCGCCCGCACGGTCAACGTCACGCTGGCCGATGCCATGGACGTCACCGGCCAGGAACTCATGTATGCGCAGAACTCAGCACCGATCACCCTGAGCACCCTCCTCAACGGGGAGATTGGGCAGGAGATCACGGTTTTCCTCGGCAGTGCTCCGGTGACATTCACCCACGGCGGCGTGAGCGCCAATGGCTTCTTCATGCCGGGGCAGGTAACGCAAGTAGTTCCGGCCTACTCGGTCATCAAGTTCGTGCGCGTCCAGTATCGTGCTTGGCTTTGCGTGGGGATTGCTGCTGGTCCTCGCTCCCTGCTCGTGGGCAACGGTGTGGCAACCGCTAACACCATCGCCCCGAATCTCGATATCTGCCACATCGTCAATACGGGGGCTATCAGCCTGATCACCATCCCCTACGCCGGATGGACGGGGCAGGTAACGCTGATTCCCGATGCCGCCTGGACGCTGGCGACCGGTAGTGTTCAGTCGGGGCTCAACTACCCCATTGCCCTGTCCTCAACCGCCGTGGTTGGCAAGGCCATGGTGATGACCTTCGATAGCGCCAAATGGTATCCGAGCTACTGATGAACAAGCGCAAAGAGCAGTCCCTCCCGGCCACCAGTGGCCGGGAGGATAAGATTCGGCAGCGAATACTGGCCCAGGCCCGGGAGTCCGAGCGCCTGGCGGCGGACTATGAAGCGACCCTTGATCCACGCCAGAAACCCAATAGCGATTACCACAACTCTAACCTCGGTAATCCCGATCCACAGTCGCAGCCTTGGGCCAGTAATAATGCCAATGCCTGCCATTCCAAACCTTGACGGCGTAACGCGCCAGATGTGAAGGGCCACGCTCACGACACCCCGACATGTGGCTATGCATAGTATCCTTCGGTAGCGGGGCCATTGGGTCATCTCCCGGAGCGATGTAGGCCATGATCACAGCGACACCTGACTCCATTTCGATCTCGGTCCCTGGTGGTAGTTGGCCGATGCGATTTCTCATCCGCCGGGAGGCCCGCCATCGTCTGTTGCATTCGAGATGGCCCAATGGCTCACGCTTCGGCATTGGAGCGACCATGGCGGTATTTTTGGGCATTGGCGTGTAGAAACCGGGGCACTCCGGAAGCTCTGGAATGGGTTCTCTGCTGTGCCGGAATTCTCGGTCGGCAGCGACAACCAAAGCGGCATATCGGTCAGCAAGGAACCAATCAGGGATTGCGTTCATGCTCCGCACCCCCATCGCTGACTTGGAATTTCATCGTGAGCAGGACCAAATAACGCACAGATTTGCCGCAATTCGGTTTGCATGGCAGCGATCAGCGTGTCTTTGTCTTCGCTCATTCGCGTTTCCACAAGATAGGCATCCGTTAGTCTCGCAATTTCTGCCGAGAGCCGGTCAATTTGTGCTTCGGCTTCGGCCAACCGCTGTTGCGCCAAATAAAGCGGTCCTTCGAGGTTCGGGGAATCATCTTCTCTCATGGCTTCTCCCATGGATATGGCAAACCCAACCGCTCATAGGTTAGGGCCAAAAGGGTTAATTCATTGCCGTGGAGCTGCTCAAATTTCTTTGACCCCATGGTGACATAGACGGAATTCCAATGATGCGTTTTGCAACAGAGGGGGATGGTGGTGAACCCGCTACCTTTCTGCGCCGCCCCCAGTGATTCGCCGGTTTCGGGATCGCGCTTGATGTGGTGCGCGTCTGTTGGGCTAACCTGCCGCAATCCCATCCTTTCACAGATGATGCACGGCAGGCTTTTAACCCGGCCCATGTGTTCAATTTCTTCCTTGGATGGCTTAGATTTCACGGTGATTGCCGATCTTGACACGACTTCGGATAACCGACTTGGCTGTGGCGCTGAAATGCTCACCTCGTTCATCGCACGCATTGCAACCGTTCCAATAATAATCGTCTGGTTCCATGCGATCTCCACCATGGCGCGGGCGGCCATCGAATCCTCCCGTGCCGTTGCAAACATCACATACGACATGAGATGGGAAACGTGCTTCGTCGTAGATTGGCACAAGGGTTGCACGATCCCAGTTAATCTTCATTTCGTGTCACGAAAGGCCGGGGATTGAGGCAGACGCTTTATCATCTGGCCTACCTCATCCATGAAGGCTGTGGCCTCGTGCTCTAGTTCGGCGATCCGCGCATTGTCACGCATGAGCCGCTTGGTGAAGAATTGGAGGTATTCCGGCAGGCGCGGATCGTAGGAAACGAAATCGCACCACCGGGCGTCACAGTTGCCCATCTCCCACATCATCTGCGGCTCGTAGGCTTCGGGGACCACATTGGCCAAGATGTAACCCAGGTGCGTGGCGGTCTTGGGACATTTGATCTCCACCATGCCCTCGATGCTGGCGATTCCCTCGACCGTGGCGGTGGGATTAATGATGCCGTCAGGAGAGACGCCAAACCGTTCGTTGGTCGGGTGGAGGATGAAACCCACCGTGTCAACCACGAGGCCGGTGCGAACCTCGTATTCCGCCCTGGCCATGGGCTCAGTATCTGTTCCCCATCGCATCTCGTAACTGACGAACCCATCGGGCTCCGGCTCGCCGGTCAGGATCTCGGCGAGAATGGTGGCCTTAAGGTCGCGGCGCTTCGCCCCGTCCTCGCCCTTCTTGGTCCGGTCCAGCACGGCGGCCATGCGGCTCCCGGTGATCCGTCCGGCGCGGGCCGCCTTCCATTCGATGCTACCCTGCTCGCAATTGATGATGTTGATCACTTCGCACCTCGCAGTTCGCCCTTGCGCTTGTCGTAGGCCACCTGGAGAGCCTTCTTAGTAGGCTGGTCCAGGCCAGCGGATTTCCATGCTTTCTCGAAAATGGGCTTGAGCGCGTCCATGGTTTCTGCACCACGGATTGCGGCCAGATGCCCCAGGAACGCATCCTCCGGAAGCCCGACCGGCGCGGGGCCGCGCCCGTCGCTGTCCTGGTCGGTGGCCGCCAGTCCGGTGATTGCCAAGACGGTGTAACGCTCCAGGTAAGATTTGGACGAGGCGCGGGCCTGGATGGCGCTTTTGGCCCCGCCTGAATCGGGAGGGCCGCCCATGAACGCTGTTTCGCAGTGGCCGTCCTCGTGCTTGAGGTAGCAGGTCACCTCCATCCAGGTCGGGTCATCCTTGCTGAGTTTCCATGAGCAACTCAGACCGTGCTTGGACAGGGCAGGCGTGATGGAATCTACCACGGCGAATAGGTCCGCATACCTCTTGCCCTTGAGCGGGCCGTCCGTCACGGTGATGTTCTTCACAATCTGGACGGATTCTGCCTTGAATGCTGCGAATGCCCGATTGAACGCTTTGCGTGCCTCCGACTCCTCCCAGCGCTCCTGCAAGTCCATGAGCTTTTCGAGCTTGTCCAGCGCATCACCACGCTCAACGGCCATCTGGATTAATCCCATGGGAGTGTGGGTATATGTGGACGTGGCGATTGGCATTGGATCGGACTTCGTAATAATTATTGGGTTATCGATGGACGTTTCGATACCTTCAAACAACGGATTGTCGGTCATTAGACCTCCATATCATACGGAAGATGTTTCTGCCCGGTGATTTCATTCCGGGCAGCGACGAATTGATCAACGGCGGCTTGATCGGCGGAATCCCAAAGATCAGCGATATGAAGGGTAACATCCACATCGCCGATCTCTGAGTGGTATCGGTATAGCTTGTGCCAGATCATCAACCGCGCTAAAAGTCGCTCGGCTTCATCCTGGTATGTTACCACGATGAAGGCCCGAAAAGATCGGCCTCGACTACCTTGGCCGGCAATCCTTCAATCAGGGACCGGACTTCTTCGATCCCATTAGAAAGCTGCCGCTCCAGCGACAGGAGATTGGCGCGATATGCGTCCAGTGCTCCGGCCTTGTTTTTGTCGTAGTGGTGGATAGTCCGATGGGCAGTAAGGCACCCTCCATCCATCGTTACCGACAGGTAGAGATACCCATATGGATAGCTCGGATCACCCTCGCAGATTTTTTTGATGCTGAGATTGATGTCCATTGAATTCTCCTTGAATGCCTACTTGAGCGCTTGCTTGGCCGCAGCGATCTGGGCCTTGAGTGAATTCAATTCCTCAACCAATTCCCGCACGGAGTCATACAGTGGCTTATGGCGGGGCGAACCCAGGATCTCCTTGCACTGGGTATGGCACTTTTCAAAGCCGTCGATACGGGCCTGGGCGGCTTCTATGGGTGTTTCGGCGGGGGCGAGAACCATTTCGTTAGGGAAAAAATTCAGCGCTGAACCATAGGAAGGGATGTCCACCAGAAATAAATTCTCACGCGCTTGGTCCACAATAGTTCCGGTTTGTCCAATAACACAGGGAGTGTATCCGCAATTGTCGAGCGCCACGACTCGATCACCCACCTTAAACCTTGAACCTTGCAACTTGGGTTCGTCTATTGGTTTTACTGCCTGGACCTCGCATTGGAAATGTTTAGTCCATTCCGTTTCCCCATAGCAATAGATGCAACTACAGCCATTGTCCCAAGTAACATTAAACCATCCATGCTTGTATTGGCTCTCAACTATGCCAATCGAGTTGGGAGTGATACTTCTATGTCCACCTGTGAACTTATCCCAATCCGGTCCCATCTGGACCTTCATCCCAGGGAGTAGCGTTTTGGGTTGCAGATTGATCGGAATGTATTTCATGGTTTCCCTTTCAGTGACGTGCCGGGTTTCCGGCGAGTGAAACTAATATGCCCACGCCTTGCGGTATCCGGGCGCAGATCTACCTTCTGCTCGTGAGCCCAGGCGCGGATACGATCCATACCAAAGCAGTCATCGAGAGTCTGGAAAATTATCGAACCATTGGTGTCCTCCGCGACATTCAGGACTTTGCGGTCGAGAAAAACAGATGCGGCCATAATTGCTCCCTTAAAGATTGTAATTCTCAGCCTCAAGCCGGGTCAAGAAAAAATGGATGCCGTTGCTGCACATATCCCAGCGGTTCTCGTCCCATGCATCCGGCGTCACGCGCTCGCCGGCCCGATAGGTGATTCTCGGCGTATGGTCGCTCTCGCCCGTCTCCGCGCCGATCACCTCCAGCACGTCCGCGAACTCGCAGCGGCATTTGCGCTCAGCACCATGGGAGCGATTGGCTTCGGCGGGGATCAAGAGTTTGACGATCACGCCGCCCCGGCATTTTTTCCAGCCCCAGAACGGTCCTTCGGGCGGGATATGCATCCCCATGGCCAGGGCAAGGTCTGAGCCAGTGGCCCCGCCCAGGTTGGCCCCGCCCAGGTTGGCCCTGCTCAGGTTGGCCCCGCCCAGGTCGGCCCCGCCCAGGTTGGCCCCGACCAGGTAGGCCCCGACCAGGTCGGCCCCGCCCAGGTCGGCCCCGCCCAGGTTGGCCCCGACCAGGTAGGCCCCGACCAGGTCGGCCCCGCCCAGGTTGGCCCCGCTCAGGTTGGCCCCGCCCAGGTAGGC